GACAACTAAAACTCAACCATTTCAAATAGAGATACCTATTGGAGATGGAAAGTTTCAAAAAATAAGTTTTAGAAGTTTTGATCCAGTTGCTCAAATATTTGCTAATTCAGCAAACTTTATACCAAGAAGCTTTTCGTGGGTAGACCCACAAAAAGAAATGATGGCTTCTATAAGTGGTATGCAGTCAGGTCTAGTGACATTTCAAGATGTTCAAGCAAATTATGGAAGAGATGTTGAGGAGTTGTTTGAGCAACACGAAAGAGAACAGAAGTTAGCGGAACAGTATGGTGTTAAAACAGCATTTCAACCTTTCGGAATGAAGATGCCTGTTGAGGCTGACATTCAGGGTGGCGAGGGTGGCGAAGATGGCTAAACCAAATGAAGGCATGAAAGTCGAAGCACAAAAAGGCTTGGATTGGCGTGAAGAATTTGGTCGTGGCGGTACTAGAGTAGGTGCAGTAAGAGCAAGACAGATAGTAGCAGGTGAAAATTTATCTGATGATACTATCAAAAGAATGTTCAGTTTTTTTAGCAGACATGAAGTTGATAAAGAAGCTGAAGGTTTTAATTCAGGAGAAGATGGCTATCCTTCAAATGGCAGAATAGCTTGGGCATTATGGGGTGGTGATGCAGGTTTTGCTTGGTCAAGAAGATTAGTAGAACAAATGAAAAAAGAAGAAGAAACTAGAGCAGTATCAGGTAAGGCTCTTAAAATGATAGAAAACAAAGTAGAAGAACATAACGAAGAAGTAGGCGATGTAAAATCTAAAAGAACTACTGTCGGAGTATTATCAAAAGTTTATGAAAGAGGGATTGGTGCTTATAAGACTAATCCAGCTTCTGTAAGACCTTCAGTAAGTAGTCCAGAGCAATGGGCAGCAGCTAGAATTAATAGCTACTTGTATGCCCTTCGTAATGGCAGATTCAGAAGTGGTAAACACGATACTGATTTACTCCCTGAAGGGCATCCTTTATCAACCAAAAACAAAGAGGATAAATCTATGGAATATAAAGAAGATAGACATATTCTCAATGTAGAGGAAACAGACGATACTTATGTAATATCGTTTGCTAAACATGAGGATATGATGGAAGAAATGGAAGATGATGAAAAAGATATGGAATCTCGACCATTTCATTATGATGAAGAAGATAAAGATGAAGAAGAAAGACTAGATAAGTCCGATATTGTCTATCGAACTCTAGACCTTTCAAGAGCATCTTATATCGATGAAGAAAAAAGAAGAGTGAGAATCGGAGTTAGTTCCGAAGAACCTGTTGAAAGAGATTTTGGCATGGAGATAATCTCACATTCTGAAGAGGACATTGACACTAGCTTTATTGGTAGTGGCAGAAGTCCTTTACTCTTAGACCATGACATGACTAAACAGATTGGTGTGGTCGAAAGATACGAAATTGATTCTGCTGAAAAAAGTGCGAAGGCAATTGTTCGCTTTGGTCGAAGTGAACTCGCAGAAGAAATTTATCAAGATGTCAAAGATGGTATTCGTCAAAATATCAGTGTTGGCTATAAGATAAATGGCATGGAACGTATGCGTGGCAACCAAGATGATAAGCCGATGTTCAGAGTATCAACTACACCTTTAGAAGTGTCAGTTGTTTCTGTACCTGCTGACCAATCTCAAGCTGTCGGTGTAGGGCGTTCTGAAGATAAACAAACAACCATAAAGGTAAAAACAATGACTGAAGAAGTTAAAAATGAAATAAACCTTGATGAAGTTAGGCAAGAATCTGTTGCTGAAGCTAAAGCCGAATTCGTTAGAAATTCTAAAGAAATTATGGACTTAGCTGTTAGACATAACAGAAGAGACTTAGCTGACAAGGCTATTCAAGATGGTAACTCAGTAGAAGAATTTAGAGGAATCTTATTAGACCAAATAGCGACTGATAAGCCTTTAGAAACTCCTGAGATTGGCATGAATAAAAAGGAAGTACGTCAGTTTTCGATTATGAAAGCAATAAATGCTTTAGCTAATCCAACTGACAGAAAGGCACAAAGAGAAGCTGAATTTGAATTTGAATGTTCAGAAGAAGCATCTAAACACTATGGCAGAACTGCACAAGGTATCATGTTACCGCCTGAAGTTATGGCTAATTGGAACACTAGAGATTTGAACGCATCTGACGATGCTGGTCTTGTTGGACAAGATTTCAGACCTGAGAGTTTCATTGACGTACTCAGAAACGCATCTGCTGTAATGCCATTGGCTACAAACCTAAATGGACTATCTGGCGATGTTAAGATTCCTAAGAAAACATCTGCTGCATCTGCTGCTTTTATTAGTGCAGAAGGTGGTGCATCTGGTGAGTCTGAAATGGTAATAGGTTCTGTAACTATGTCTCCAAAAACTGTAGGTGTACACACAGACGTTACTCGTCAATTAATGCTTCAATCATCTTTAGATGTTGAAAACTTAATTCGTGATGACTTAGCTAAATCAATGGCGATTGCAATTGATGATGGTGCTTTAGAAGGTAGTGGTTCTAGTGGAAATCCAAGAGGTATCACTAACACTTCAGGTATCAATACTGTTTCTTTAAGTAGTGCTGCTGCACCAACTTTTGCAGAAATGGTTTCAATTGAAACAAGTGTTGCTGTAGATAATGCTTTAGTGGGCGATTTAGCTTACATCATAAATCCAGCTAACTTTGGTACGCTAAAAACTACTGCTAAAGATTCAGGTAGTGGTTTATTCGTAGCAGAAAATGGACAAGTAAATGGCTATCCTGTAGTTGTTTCTAATCAAATTACTGCGAATAACTATGTGTTCGGAAACTTCAATGACCTATTGATTGGGTTCTTTGGTGGTTTAGATATTACTGTTGACCCTTACTCTAACTCTACTTCAGGTACAGTTAGAATCGTTGCTCTACAATCAGTAGACGTAGCTGTAAGACACGCAGTTTCTTTCTGTAACGCAAGTTAATAGATGGTATTAACAACTGAAAAGGCAGTAGGGGTTTTCTCTACTGCCCTTTCTAAAAACAAGGAAGGCAAAATGAAAGTTTTAATTCTTAGAGATACAGTTGCTGATGGTAAAAAAGTTTCTGCTGGTGAAGTTGTCGAATTAGATAACGATACTGCTAATACTTTAATGAGTTATGGCAAAGCGGAAGCATCCGATGGCAAAGTATCTGAAAAAAAAGATAGAAGTGTTGGTTTAGAAAAATCAGAAGTTAAAGTCAAAAGGAGAAAGGAAAAGTAAATGGCTTTAGAATTTGATGCTGATTTTGATGGCTACTTTGATGATTCTTATGGACATGGTGTATCTGCTACTTATACTGTTAGCGGTGGTTCTGCAACAACTATCAAGGTTATCCTTGAAGATGAATATTTATCAGTAGATGGTTTAACTGTTGGAGTTGAGAGTAGTACACCTGTCGCATATTGCAAAACCAAAGACGTATCATCAGCAGGTCATGGCGATACTTTGGCTTTTTCAGCACAAACTGATTTAGATGGTAATACTCTAAAGGGTGCAAAAACTTATTCTGTTGTAAATGTCCAACCTGACAACACAGGCATTACAGCTTTAATATTACAAGAACAATAATGGCTAATCATATAAGACAACAAATAAGAGAAAGAGTAGGTACTACCCTAACAGGTCTTACCACTACAGGTTCTAATGTTTATCAAAGCAGGGTTTATAATTTAGAAGAATCTAAGCTACCAGCAATAATTATTTATACAAAATCTGAAGATTCAGAATTACTAGAAATGGGTTCAAGTAGAACAATGCAAAGGAATCTATCTCTAGTAGTTGAAGCGTATGTAAAAGCAAATAGCAATTATGATGATACGATTGATACTATTGCTAAAGAAGTTGAAGCGGCTATGGGTGCAGATGTAACTCATAACAGTTTGGCTAGAGATTCTTTCCTAGATTCAACTGAAATAAATTATAATGGCGAGGGTGAACAACCTATTGCTGTTATGACTATGGTAT